GGTAAATCTAAATTAGTTCCATCAAAAGTAAGATTAGATTCTGCTGTAATAGCACTTGTACCTGTTCCAGTTAATACTGAATTGTTTGTTAAAGTAGTAGCTCCAGTACCACCACTACCTACTGGCAAAGTACCAGTAACATCAGTAGTTAGGTTAATAGCATTTCTTGTTATCTCTTGCCCACTTAATGTGATATAATCTAAACTACCTGCTAAAGTTACATTGTCATGGTCTCTAGCAGCTATATCTACACCATCTACAGTACCTGATACTGATATATTGCCAGTAACATTGATAGAGTGAGAAAAATCAAATTCATCATTAGTAGCATCCCAAAGAATAGTTGCATCTGTAGTAGAATTTACAGCATCTTGTATTGTAATACCTGCACCGTCTGCAGTAGAGCTTGCATCTCCATCTAAATAGTTTAATACAATATTCTTATCTTTTACTTGTAAATTTTGTGAATTTAAAGTAATTGTAGTACCACCTACTGTCAAATCTCCAGTAAGTGTAAGATTTGCACCTTGTGCTGTACCTGTAAAAGTTGGACTTACTAAAGTGTTTGACCATGATACTGTACCACTACCATTAGTTCTTAAAAATTGATTAGCTGAACCGTCAGCTGTTGGAAATGTAAATGCGTCATTAAAGGTTGTAGAACCATCATAATTCAGTCTTAAAGTTTCGTCTGCTGTGGCGTTATTAGCTGTATAAAAAATTAAATTTGTTTGATTGTTTGAACTACTAAATGCAAAATGTGCCTTAGCTTCTATGTATGCAGCTGTAAGTCTAGATGTATCTCCAGCACTACCTGACACAGGAGCACTAAATTGTATTGTTCCTAGTTTAACAATTTGGTCTGGTTCTGTAGTATTGTTGTAAAAATTTACTACAGGTCCATTATCAGCAACTGCAGCAAATACTGAGTTTGTTAACTCAACTGTAGCAGCAAAATTTACCTCTCCTGATTGGTTTACAGTAAATGCAGTATTACCTAAACTGTCTGTAGGTGAGTGATAATATTTATAAGTATTACCAGATACATTTCCAGTATTTAATACATCTCCTGTTGTTTTTGGTCCTGATAAAGTTTTGTTTGTAAGAGTTTGTGTTCCTGTTAGTGTTGCAACAGTTCCATCTATAGAAACTTCAGTACTACTTACTGAAATACCTGTACCTGCTCCAACATTAAGTGTAATATTACCACTAGCACCTCCACCAGTTAAACCAGTGCCAGCTGTAATACCAGTAATATCTGCTCCGCTAGTAGAAGAACCTTGAACTATTAAATTAGTAACATCTCCAGTAGCTGCTGCTGACTTCTGTTTTTCTGATGTGTTTTGTTCTACGTAAATCTGTTCATATATTACACCATTTCTCTTTTCTTGCTTAATAAGTTTACCGTCTTCAAGAAATGATATACTCTCTCCTTCTCTGATATTCTGAGAAGATGGTCTGACTCTAAAGAAAGAGTCAATAGTATTAACTCTATGTTCACCAGATTTTGGCATTATGAAGGTCTCTTGTTAGTTTGTCTATAATCTATGTTGATGTCATTAATATCAATAGAACCATCAGCAGTTATTTTCAACGCCATTGATTCACAGTTTCTGTCTGCTGTGTCTATTGTAAATTCTTTTATTGCGTATTCTGTTCCTAAAGCTTGAGACGCTAAGTCATTATAAGTAGATTCTCCGTCATTCGCATAGCCTAAAGTTAGGTTTGTTCCATTACCTCTTGCTGTTACAAATACTCTATTTACTCTTTTTACTAAACCTGGATTACCAAAGTCTATATCTTTTGTTCTTAAATCTATACTTTCAGTTCCAGAATCATTTGTTAGCTTATGTATTTTATCATCTGAGTGTTTAAAGAAATATACACCATCAAAAGATTCTACAAAATTAGATACATCTTGACTACCAACACATTGTCTTGTTGTCCACCCTTGTGTTGCAAAATCATAACAAAATACTTTACTTTCTGTTTCTACTCCTGAATTAGAAGTCATTGCACTATCTTGTAAAACATATAATTGTTTATATTTAGGCTCATAAGAAATAGATGGTTTTAATAAAACATCATTTAACTCTTGTCCTTTTTGCCACAAATCATCATCTAATCTTGCAGTTAATTCTTTTGGAGCTGATGTACCATCAAAGATATATACACCATCTCTGTTTACCCAACATACACCAAATGGAGTTTTAGATACAGCATTTTGGAAGATACATCCCATACCATCATATTCTGCCTCTAAATACCAACCAGCATCTGATGAAGAAGATACATTTATGACATATAGTTTCTTCTGTTTAAACGCTAGTAATCTATTACCTAAACTATGTAACGCTGTGAATGAATCTCCATCATTAATACCAATATCTAAATAATAAGTATCAGGAAACGTAGCAAATCTATTTACTGGAGTGTAGTAAATTCTATCATCGTATACTTCTCCATTCTTCTTTACATTAGCTACCCATGCTCTTCTAGCACAAACAGTAGCTGCTTTAAATCCACCAGCTGTTCCTGTAGTATTACCTGTTCCAATATCTATGCTTTCTTCATCTTGTGAATATCCATTAATACTTTCATACGTATCTAGTGATGGGTTTACAATATCAAATGCTGTAGAGTTTTCATGATACAATGTATCTACTGGTTCTAGTGCTTGATAGTCTTCAAATAAATTCTTTCTTACTCCTCTTTGGTAGTCAACATCTAAAAATAATATCCATCTACCATTACCATCTTTTTTCCTTGTGTAAATTCTTACACCTTTTTCATTTATTCTCCAAGTACCAGCATCTTTAATTCTAAATTTAACACCAGTAAAATATGCACCAGTAGTTATAGCAAACAAGTCTGACTTTGGTGTTTGTGGTAATGTTTCATTATCTTGTAAATCTATTACCGTATGACAAAATTCATAAGAACCAGCTTCCCAACCACCTCCAGTTACCGTTATACTTGTAGTGCTTACTGTTTCTACTACAGCTCCTGTTGCGTGCTCTAAAGCTCCTGTACCAAAAACATCTCTATCTACAAGAAGTTGTAGAATTTTATTATCGTCAGCAACTGATAAGTCTAGCAAGTTTGTGCTTCTAACTCTCATAGCTTCTTGGTTTATATATATTATCTTACCTAAAAGAGCAGTTCTATCTCCATCTCCGTTAGAATCTCCAATACCGCTGTTTCCAGTTCCTCCGTCATAGGCAAGGGTAAGAGTATCCATATCTTTTGCTGTAACGCTAAGTTTTAGATGTATAAGTTTATCTGTAATACCTATGTCGTAAGTAGGGTCTGGATTTAATTCGTTAGGATTTGATGTAACAACTAGTTTGTTATCTGTATCTCCATCTTCTGTAACTTCTGTATAATCTTGAGAATCTAATGTTGGGTCTGTTTGTAGTATAACACTAAACTCACCATCATCAGATGGATTTGTACTAAAAGTATCTGTATTTGATATATCTTCAAATTGAGTAGTACTAGTTTCTATTTTTAGCGTAGTGTCTACCCACTTATTTGCACTAGATATGTCAGTTTCTAATCTAGTAGCATCTTTTACATATACTAAACGTCTTGGCTGTTCATCAGTAGTTTCTTCTACTACCTTTTCATCTGATACAAACAAACTGCCATCTACATAATAATATACTGGCAATACTTCGTTTTCAGTTTGCATATCAATCTGTGCATCACCTGAAGCTTCGTTTAATGTAAAGTTTCCAGTGCTACCAAAGTCTCTAGCGTATGTTAAAATCTTTGTACTTGTTCCAGATGTATTGTTTTCTGGAAATGCAAATACTTGAACTGGATTACCTTCAGTGCCACTTACATCTGTATTATATTGACTATTAAACATAAACGCACCATATCCTGCAGTTGTTTGTGCATTAGGTGCATTTGCTGTTGATAGTTTTGCTGAAGATGTAGAAGAAGATAATATAAGACCAGGATTGTGTAGGTTTACATTATCTGCTTTTGTAACCTGATTAGGTGCAATATCCCTAGGAGAGGACTTGGTATTAAGTCCTCCACTAAAATCATTTAATTGTAATGACCTTCTAGGCATCTATTAACACCCACATCCACATTCACAGTTCATATTCTCTCCTTATTTTTTATTTAGTGCTTTTTTCACTTCTGCCCATAGCTTGTCATCTAATTTGTTAGATGATTTAGCTACAAGCCAATCTCCTAGGTGCATAATGATAGCTTTGATAAGCTTCTCTGTACCTAAACTTGTAAGAACTTTACCTAATATTGGTCCCATGATTCCT